GGACAAACTGAAATACAACAACCAATGAAGCTAGAAAGACCTTCAGCTTGGAAGCAATTGGCAGATTTTATATCGGTTCTTCCTAAAAAAATATCTGAAGATTTAGCTGAAGTAGCAAAACCAATTTCTCGTACTTTAGCTAAGAAAAGCAGAGAAATCTTTGGGAAAAGAGAAGAAGTAAAACCAAAAAAAGTTACTCAACCTACTACTGATATTACTAAGCCGGTTGAGCAAAAAAAAACTCAAATAAAGGAGCTACCAAGTGAAGATACTGCTGTTCCTAGGGATACTATTAGTGTTCCAACTAGACCTAATAGGTCTAAGCCTAAAGACATTAGCTCTATTCGTATAAAAGAAAAACCTTCTATATTGTCTAGAGCTTTAACAGCATTAGGTGGTACAGCATCTAAAGCTAGTTATATGCAAGAGATTGCTGCTGAAGAAATTAATAGTAAAGAATTTAATAAATTTGGTAATAGTCCTTATATAGCTATTGAGATTCAAAAGAAACGTGGTTTTAAAAATAGAAGATTAACTAAAAAACAATATGATAGTCTACCTGCATCTAGTATAGATATTGGAATAGGTCATAAATTAACGGAATTAGAAAAAAAGACAGGATTAATTAAAGGACTTGATAAAACAGGTAAAGATATAGTTGTAAACTTATTTGATAAACAAGGAAATCTTAGAAAAATAACTGAAGAAGAAGCTACTAGTATTTTTAGAGTTGATATAAAAAAAGCTGAAGATGGAGCTAAAGCTGTAATTAAGTCTAGAGTTAAAGCTATGACTTTTAATGAATTTCCTATAGCACTTCAACAGTTTTTTACGGATATAGTTTATAATGTAGGTAGGGGTAAAGAACATCCAACTAATCCAAGACTCAGCACAGGTTTTCAAAGATTTAATAATACATTAAAATTAATTGAAACACTAGCTAAAAATAAAAAAGCAAAAACTAAGATGAGTCAAAGTATGTTAAATCAAACTGTTAATAAGTTTTTAAAAGAAGTTAAAGAGAGAGGTGGAGCACAGCATAGGGCTAACAGACTCTTTGATAGTTTTAAAGTTGAAGAACAAGTTAAAGAGTTTTTTGGAGCTAATAAATAATGGTAAATATAGTTCAACCTGATGTAGATAGTCTTGCTAGGGATTTTACAGTTAGCAGACAAGCTGTTGATGCCTATCAAGATTCTGAGCAACAGAAAGAGGACGAGTTTGTTTTAGCTCATGAAGAATATACAGCTCCTTTAGCTGAAGCAGAACTTCAGAATCAAAATGAAGGCAGGGGTAAAGATAGTCTGTTAATGAATATAGCAGAAATACCTGCAGATATAGGGGTAGGACTATTAAAGGCAGGTGAAGAAATAGCAGAATCTGTAGGAGCAAGAGATAATTTATTTAAACTTAACAAACCTGATGATACTTTTAGTGCTCTAGTTCAAGGCTTTAGTGAGTTTGCAGGTCCATTTATTCCTGCATTAAGAGCTGTTTCATGGGGAACAAAGTTCATGGGTTTACTTAAAAAGTCTCCTAAGTTAAAAATTGCAGTTGACTCAATGGTTGCAGGTATGCCTGTAGATGCTTTTGCTTTTGATCCTCAAGAGGGAAATATATTTAATTTTGCAGTTGCAGCTTTAGGTATCTCTGAAGATTCCAGAGCAGGAGCTGCGATTAAACAGTATTTAATGGTTAATCCGGAGGATGGTGATAAATTAGCCAGAGCTAAGAATGCCTTATCAGGAGTTCTAGGAAGTATTTTATTTGAACGTTTCCTTAAACTAATGGGTGGAACTCTAAAAGCAGGTACTAGAACTGTTAAAAATATAGTTAAAGGTGATGTTGATTATTTTAAAGATATAGATCAAGCAGCAGGAGATAAAGTTTTTGGTGATAGAGATTTAAATCCTACTGATACTCAGGGTGGTGGTGCTCCTAATACTATAAACGATAGAGTTGATGATGATGCTTTTGATATATTTAGTAGAGAAGACTATGATGCACCTACAAGTTTACAAGAATTTCCTAGTAATTTAACAGATGTAAATTGGAGAGGGAAAAAAATAGCCCTCTTTAATACTTTAATATCTAGAGGTAAATTTGGTAAAGAAACTAGAAACGTAGATATTGGTGGTGGTCAGTCTGACTTCATCAATAAACAAATGGATGGTGAAAATATAGTTATTGATCCATTTAATAGAAGTCGAGAAGAAAACTTAAAAAAGATTGCTGATCTAAAAAAGAACCCTGCAGATTCAGCTACCTTTGCCAATGTATTTAATGTAATAAAAGAAGATGAAAATATTGTTAATGCTTTAAGACAAGCTCAAGCTCTCGTTAAAGAGGGTGGTGAGATTCATATAGGAAATTATAAAGCTCCTAAGAAGGGGCAAGTTTCAACAGAACCTACTTCTTACCAAAGAGGAGAAAATCCTAAAGAATATTTACGTCTTGTTAAAGAGGTTTTTCCTGAGGAAAATATAAGTCAAAAGGGAAATGTAATTACCATAGTTAACTCTAAGAAGAAAATTCCTCAATCTGATGCTTCTGTAGCTAAAGAGGCAGGAGAAGATTTAGGTAGAGCTATTACTGATACTATAGCTAGAGGTAAAGAATCTTTACCAGATGAAGAGTTGGCGTTTGTTGCTCATAAGTTTGATAGTCCTGAAGGTGCGACTTACAGAGAAACTAGAACTGAAGCTGAAGATTTTGCAGAGCACTACAGAGGAGCTAGTGAAGAAGAGCAGGACGAGTATATTCGTATCTTTACAGATATGATAGAAGGTAAATCCTTAGATGATATAGATTTAGATACACTCACTCCTTTTAATATTAGTAAACTTCATTCACCGCAAGAGCGTCTTCAGATCATAGCTCAACTGGGTGAGATCATGAAAGAGAAGCTTCCTAGAAATATAAGTAAAAAAGCTAAGGAAGCTAGGCGAAGGTTATTAGATACAGAAATACATAGAATTACTAGGTATTGGGGTGTAGCTCCTGAACAATTTGTTAAACATCTTCAGACGGTTACAGATAGTGTGGAAGGGGCTATAGCTTACATTCAATCCTCTAAATTAATAACAGATATACAAGTTCAAAAAGGTTTAAAGTTAGGTAAAGTTTATTTAAACAGCAAAGACCCTAAGGATTTAGAAGCCTTTACAGCAGCAGTTATCAGTTCAGTAGAGACCGCTAGAGGAGCTAGTGGACTAGGTACAGCCTTTGGTAGAGCATTAGCAGAACATAAACATATAGCTGAAATGGGAGATTTAGCAAGCCAATCAGATTTAATTAAAGCTAAATTGATGAATGAGGTTCTTAATTCTACACCTGAATTGGGACAAAAAAGAGCTGCCGTTTTAACTAAATTAGATGAGATAGCTAAGTTAGAAAAGAAAGAAAACCCTAAAAGATTTAAAAAAGAATTATCAGATGATGAATTAGCTGATCTTAATGTTAAGCGTCTACAGAAATACTTGGATGATTTACAGTCTGGTAAACCAGAAAAAGATAAGAGAATACGAACTCCAGAAGAGCAAGAAATTATAGATCAAATTAAAGCTTTTAAAGCAGAGAAGAAATTATCTGAATTGTTTTCTGCCAACCAAATGCAAACTAGGGCAGCCTTTAAGAGTACGCTTCTTACAACAAGAGCTAAAACAAGAGATGTATTATCTGAGATTTACATTAATGGTCTTTTGTCTAGTATTAAAACAAGTGTTGTAAACTTTATGGGTAATGGAACTGCTATCATGTCCAGTATTATTGATAGATGGTATGCAGGAGCTACTAATACTGCGGTAGATGGAGTAACTATGGGAGAAGCTGCCCAACTAACTTGGGGATATATAGCTTCTTTTCCTGATTTTTGGAGAGTTGCATGGTACTCATTAAAGAATGGAACTAGCGAAGGTGCTATTAAGAGTGACTTTGTTAAGCCACATGATAGAGCCATAACTCCAGAGCTGTTTAATCTTCAAGGGAATGCTGCTAAGGCTGTAGATTATATAGGGAAAGCTGTTAATTTTCCAGGTAAAGCACTATTATCTGCAGATGAAGGTTTTAAAATGTTAAGCTATCGGGCTGAACTTAAGGCTCTAGCTTATAGAAAAGCTAAAGGACAATTAGGTGGTGTAAAAGATAAAAGAATTTTAGCTGATAAGTTTGGTGAAATTTTAAATAATATAGCAGACCATCCAGATATTACAGAACAAGCTAAAGGTTTCTCTGAGTTAAATACTTTTACTAATAGACTACCAGAAGTTGATCGTATAGATTTTAATACAGGTGAAGTCACTCAGGTAGGAGGATTAGGTAGGACATTTAAGAAGTTAATTGATAGAGACCCTACTGGATTAATGAGAGTATTTATTCCATTTTTCCAGACTCCAGTTAATCTCTTATCCTTTGCAGGTCAAAGAACTCCACTTATTAGAAGGCTTAGTGATTCTTTAAAGAATGATTTAAAATCTCCAAATACTGCTGTTAGACAGTTAGCAGAAGCTAAAGTAGCTACAGGTAACTTCATGTGGGCTACAGCTTTCGGTTTAGCTATGACAGGTAATTTTACTGGTGCTCCTCCTGCTGATTATAATCTTAGGAGAAGACAAGAAGAAGCTATGGGTGGTGCATTCTGGTATTCTTACATGACTGAGAATGGTTGGGTTAATTATAATAGGCTCGATCCCTTAGGTATTATTCTTAGTGGTGCTACTACTATGACTACTATGGCTAAGTCTCTAATTACCTTGACAGAACAAGGAAGTAAAGAGGGTTATGATCAAGAAATATATGATAAATATCAGGAAACATTTGCTAATGCAACTGTAGGTCTGATGAGAATGATTACAGATCGTCATTATCTACAAGGCTTTGGTAATATGATTGATCTGATGACAGGAGACCAAAGAGGATTAAGTAGAGCTTTAGGTAATTTAGGTACTGCTCTTGATCCTACTGCAAGCTTTTATTCTAGTTTTAGACGAGGAATTATGAGAGGAGTTAATCCTACTAGAGAAGCTAAGATTAAACAGGAAGATTTATATGCTGATGATCCTCTTACCGCAGGATATCAGGCTATTGTTCAAGAATTAGATAAGATATTTGCTGATTCGCTTACAGTAATTCCAGGATTTAGTGAGGAGAGACCTGCTTCTATTAATTTAGTAGGTGAGAAACGGTTTCATCCTGGCACCTCAACTAGTGATGAACTTCATGTTGAACCCTTAGAACTAATGTCAAACCTATCTAGCACTATGTTTAATCCGTTTGCAAGTGGAAAAAAATCTAAGAGTGCTGTTATGAATAAATTAGCCTATTTAGGTTCAACTATACAAGGCCCCGAATCTGTTAAAAGTATTGGTGGTGTAAATTTATCTCAAGAAGAACATCAGTATTTTGCTGAACATTGGGCTGAACTTAATAAAAATCTTGAAAGTAGAGCTAAGTCAAAAGCATTTAATCGTATGCCTGAAGGAGCACAGTTAGATGAATTAGAATCTATGATAAAATTACATAAAGGAATAGCAACAATGCAAACTGAAGCTAAATTTCCTAGGATTATGATGGGTTCTACACAGAATGAAATAAATTCTATTCTACAATTATCTGAACAGAATCTTCCAAAAACAGGTGCTTCTGATCTTTTTAACTTAGGACAAGGATAATATGGCAACTAGAGCAAAAGATATATACACAGCAGACGGCACTACACAGACATTTGCTATAACATTTCCATTTATTAGCAGAACTCATATTAGTGTTACGGTAGCAGGAGTTAGTGCTACCTTTTCGTTTAATAATGATAGTCAGATTACTATATCAAGTCCTACGGTAGTCAATGGTAATCAAGTTATTATCAAAAGATCAACTAGTGATACCATAAGACTAGTGGATTACGTTGATGGCTCTAATTTAACTGAAGCTGACCTAGATTTAGACTCTAAGCAAGCCTTTTATATGGCTCAGGAAGCCTTAGATGAGACCACAACTGTATCTTTAGATGACTTAGATGAGTTCTCAGACTTAGCTGTAGCTACTAATGCAGGTGATATCTTCATTACTGATGGTACATCCTTTATTAATAAGCCTGTATCTGGAGATGCTACTATAGCTACTACTGGAGCACTCACTATAGGTACTGGAGCTGTTAATTCTAGTAAAATATTGAATGATACTATAGTAAATGCTGACATTAACTCTAGTGCAGCTATAGCTTACTCAAAGTTAAGCTTAGGAAACTCTATAGTTAGCTCTGATATAACTACTGGAACTATAGTAGATGGAGATATCAATGGTTCAGCAGGTATAGCAGCCACTAAAATAGGTGGTGGAAGTATCAGTAATACAGAATTTGGGTATTTGAATGGTGTTACTTCAGGAATACAGACTCAAATAGACGGTATAGTTGCAGGTGCAGTTACAAATGTACCAGATAATACCTTTAGAATAACAGATGATGTAGATAGTACCAAGAAAACAGCATTTCAATCATCAGGAATTACCACAGGAACAGTAAGAACAATAACAATGGCAGACCAAGACATTGACTTAACACCCACTACAGGCTCATATGCTGCTGCAGGTAGTGGTGTATCGGCAGGTTTTGCAATAGCCATGTCAATCGCCCTCTAGGAGAACATTAAATGGCACAAAACTTTAGGAGATATATAGCAAGGAATACAGGGACTGCTCCTGCTACTCTCTTTACAGCAGACAGTTATGATACGGTGATTGGTGTGAGATGTGCCAATGTCCATGCTACTGATACTGTAAATGTAGATGTTTATGTAAATGATGGAGCTAATGATTACTATCTAATTAAATCTGCACCTATCCCTGTAGGTGGATCACTAGAATTAATTGATGGTGGTGCTAAGTTTGTTGTAGATACTGGTGACATACTAAAAGTTGTATCAAGCGTTGCTAGCTCAGTAGATACTTGGGTTAGTGTTGTTGATGCAATTAGTACATAAGGAGATTAGATGCCATATATAGGAAAACAACCGACAAAAGTACCACTCACATCGGCAGACATTGCTGACGGCACAATTACCAACGATGATTTAGCTGGCTCTATTACGAGTGCAAAGATAACAAGTTTAGATGCGACTAAACTAACTGGTACGGTAGCGCCAGCACGAATGGGTAGTGGTACTGCTAGTTCAACAACCGTACTCTATGGTGACAATACATATAAAGCTGAACCAGTAACTGATACTACAAGTATCAAGAACGATATTTCCTTACTTGCACTTCAGAACGCTATTAATGGCAACCTTAGTGCGTATGGATTAAAGAATAGTTGGATCGAACAATTTGAAAATTCTACTTACATAGAAAATTTAACTAATGCACAAAGGTATCCAACAGAGTATATGGGTAGTGGTTCTAGTAGTCTTGGAACTCCAGCTTATTATTACGGTAGTTGGTCTGCTGGTTATACCGTAGATAGAAATACGTGGATAACTCCTACAACAGATATGACTATTGATGATGGAACTGTTTCTAATATTCTAGATGGTAGTATGGCTAATACTTCCGCTGGTGCTTTCCAATGGTCTGGTAGTCTTGTAGGTAAATATCTCCGATTTCAATTTACCGATAATAATTCTACTGGAAGCACAAAAAAATTAATTACAGAAGCAAGATTCTGGACTTATGCGGATGATAATCACGGTACTTGGAAATGGCAGGGTAGTGATAATGCGAGTGATTGGACTGACATTGGTTCTAGTTTTGCGTTAGATGGACACGATGGTGGTGCTGGGCCTGATGGGTTGCTGACAAGTATGAGCGGTAACTCAACTGCTTACACCTATTATCAGATATTAGGAGTTTCTGGCGTTGTCCAAACTGGTAGTACAAAATGGGTATCTCTGATGGAGTTTGAAGCGGCAGATGAAACTGTTTCATTTTCCGCAACTGGCTCTTTTGAGAGTACAGATGTAGTTCCACAGGATACAACCAACAAATCATCAGTAGGTATGGTTATGTTGTATAAGGATGAAGATGGTACTAATACTTTAAATACAGATATTATCGCAAAGGTAAGGGCGAATACAGGACAGGCTTATCAAACCTTAGTGCTTGCTGGTGCAGGGACTTATTCAGATGGAATGAAAATAGCAATAGCACCAGCCATAGCAGTAACAGCAGGACAAGCATTATCGTATCAAATTAGCTTTGCTAACCAGTCAGACGGATCAAAAGAAGCTCGCATCTATGGCGTGGCGATGACTTATTAGGAGATATAAATGGCGTATATTGGCACAGATATAAACTATGGGAATATAGCAGTACAAGAAGGTGTGGGGGATGGGTCTGATGTTACTCCTATAGCTACTCTTAACTATACTGTACCCACTTCCGCTAGCATTATGGTTACTTTGGATGGGGTGACGCAAATCCCTGGGGTTGGAAAGGACTTTACAGCAAGCGGAACCACACTTACTTTTAGCACGGCTCCTGCCAACTTAGTCAAGATACTGGTTTACTTCTTAGGCAGAAGTTTAGATATAGGAACTCCTGCGGCAGGGACAGTCACCAACGCATCGGTTGATGCAAGTGCGGCTATAGCAACTTCAAAATTATCAGGTGCAGTTACTTCAATTCCATCTCACGGTCTTGGTGCGTTAGCTAGTTTAGCCACAGTTGGTAACAGCCAGATAGATAACAATGCTGTAGATGAAGATAAACTTAAAGACGCACTTATTGCGGATTTTACAGAGGTAACGGTAGCTACTGGAGACAGTATCCTTTTGGGAGATGCTACAGATTCAGGAAACACGAAAAGAGATACGGTACAGGGTATTCTTGATTTAGTTCCTGCCGCAGGTGGACTCTACGAATCAATAGCAATAATTAGTGATGATAAAACTACCCTTGTAAACGGGCAAAGTATTACTCTTGGGGGTTGGAGAACAAGAGATTTAAACACGGAAGTTAGTGACGCTGATGGGATTGTATCAATAAGCTCAAACCAATTTACTTTGGATGCAGGAACTTACACTATTGAATGGTTTGCGATGGGTTATTATATCGGCACTCACGTTACTAGACTTTATAATTTTACAGACTCAAGTGTAACAGGTTGGGGGAGTCAGCCAACGAGCTATGCAAGCACTGCTGTAGATAGTTCTGGTATGACTGTAACGACTATTGCTGGATCAAAAGTGTTTGAACTCCAACATAGGTCTGATACTACACAAACCCTCGGTGGCGGTATCGCACAGGGACATGCTGGTAATACTAATCGGTGGGCTACTGTCAAAATTCTTAAACACTCTTAGGGCTGAAAAATGGAAATGGATATAAATTATTTAATAGATTATTTAAAGCTGAACCCAAACACATACAGACTGAACAAGTCTGATCCTCCGCATGAGATTATTTATTGGGCTGAATCAAATCCAGACCCACAACCAACCGATGCAGAATTGAAAAATGCTTGGATAAAAGCAGAGGTTAAAATGAAGGCGGTGATTGAAATCCAAAAATTAGAATCGACTGTAACTCCAAGACGTATTCGAGAAATGGTAACGGATGAAGGTAAAAAATGGATGAATGATTTAGATAAAATAATCGGGCTAGAGAGAGCAAAATTTCAAGAAGAGGGTTAAACTATGAGCGTTACAAAAGTAACTGATGCAATGCGGAATGTCACACAAGTGGATGCCGCAAAAATAACTACAGGCACAATCCCTGATGCTCGCATTCAAGCAAGTGCAGTCACCGCACACGTTGACTTAACTGCAGTAAGACAAGACATAGCTATGCTTGCCCTATACAACGCTGTTTCAGACAACAGGGCGGCTTACAACTTACCTTTCAGTTTCATAGATCAATTTGAAGATGACACAGGATTAACCACACAGACTAATGTAGACAGGGATACGAGTGAGTATATTTCTAGTAGTGTTACAACTGAAGGCACACCAACTCAACTAACTTTGACTAGTGGGATGTTTTCAATTAATTCAGAGTTAGATCCAACTGGTAATATATATAAGTTAGTTGATGGTTCAACTAGTGCTTATGCTGTATATGGGATACAGACTACTCTGTCATCTGCAAATGGTATATTAACAGTCGATTATGGAAGTGCAGTTACTTGGAAATATTTTAGGTGGTATAACTTTAGAACAAACGGAAGAATGAAGGAGCATAAAATTCAAACTTCTACAGACAATGCAACGTGGACAGATCAGACAACAACTTTAAGTGAAACGACTACATCATCTAGTAGTATTTTGCATGATGCTACGAGTGCAGACGGGTGGAATAGAAATACTTTAGATACTCCAACATCTGCACGATATATACGAATAGTCTATAGTTCTGGTTATAACGAAGGTGACACAGCGTGTGGTGTAGCTGAAATTCAGGCATATCAACAAGTTACTAGCACTACTGTAAACGCTACAGGCACACTCATAAGTGACACTCAAACGTCAAGTGTAGCAACTACAAAAATGAGTGGAGTTATTCTCTATAAGGATAATGCTGGAACGGCTACATTAGGGACTGATCTAGTTATTTCTCTATCCGCAGATAACGGATCAAACTGGACTGAAGCGGCTAGTTACGGAACTGTTACTCCTTTATTTTCTACAGGAGTTAAAATGGTACGGCTCGGAGAAACAACCGTTACGTCAGGAATAGCACCAGTAATTAAAGCTGTATGGGCTAATCAGGCGGCATCATCGAAAGAAACTCAGCTTCACGGTTGGGCTATGAATTACTGATGAAAATTTTCCTCTGGATTTTAGGTGGGGCAACAGTTGTTGGAGTTGGTTTGTTTGCGGCTTATGTAATTGCAGTGTCGAGGATACATTAGATGGAAGTATTAGATATATGGAATGGATTGGGATACATCGAAGGGTTTTTGTTTTCGTTGTGGATAGGCATGATGTATTACGCTAAATGTTGGATTGATAATAGGTTTAAATAACAATAGAGAGGACACGAATGGACAACGAATTAGTTAATCTGAAAGAGCACATAACTGACAAGTTTAAAGCTCATGAAGATATGGAAGCTCTCAGACATAAACGTATCAACGAACTCCTAGATCACTATAACAAAGAGATAGAGGATAACGAGGGTACTATTCGTAGAGTCCATTCTAGGGTTGACCGAATAGAAACCCAAATTAAAACCGTAAGAGGAGTAGGTACAGCCATAGCTACAGCTTTAGGAGCTGCTGCTGCTTGGTTAGGGATGACAACAAAATGAAACAGTCTTCATTAATCTCATTGATTAAGAAGTGTGAACCTGATACACCTGTTATAGTTACTTGGAAAGATGCTGTAGATCACCCTGATGAGGTTACAATCAATAAGTTAACGGAGATAAAAGAAGTTCTCTATGATACTATAGGTTTCTTCTTGAAAGTAATGGATGACTATGTAGTATTAGCGTATAACAAAGAGAATGATAAAGAGACTTACAAAGGCGTTGGGATGATCCCATGTTCTTTAATAACTGACATAAGGAGACTGACAGATGGATATGAGTAAATGTTGCTATAAGTGGATGATGATGATGGCATTTGCAGGTATTATCTTTGGAGCATATGTGTGCCAATAAAGTGTGAAACCTGTTCATGTCCGATGCAGCAAGTTTCTCAGGGGTTAACAGATTATAAATGGTATAAGGATTATTATTGTCCTACCTGTAAAATCACAGTAGTAAAGATGGATAAAAATCAAACTAACAATGGTCACAAAATAAAAGAGAGGAATTTTTAGAGATGGAAATGTTCATGGATCAGGCTTGGTATCAAATAGCAGGAGAAATAGTTCTCATGTTTACGGTTGTAACTGGATCATTACCTGACAGGTGGGTACAGAAAGTTCCTATGTTGGGTACTATGTGGCCTATATTTAACTGGTTAGCAGGTAATATATTTAACAATATTAATCATCCTAAGGGGATGGCTGCTAAAGTAGAAGTGGAGAAAGAGATAGATGAAGCTAAGGCTAAAGTTAGGGATCGTGTTGGTATGCCTGATGTTCTCGATGGGATGTAGTATCCTTCCAGAACTAGTAGCTCCTGTGGCTAACTTTGCGATAGGCTTTTACGATCACGATGATTATTATTCTAAAGAATGCTTATGGTATGATGAAGTTAAACTGAATGAGAAAACTAAGAAGTGGCTTATGGAAAGTAATCCACCTGAGGTTGTCTCTAAGGATTTAGCTGTAGTAAGCAGGAATAATGATATATACAAAGAAGTATGCGAAGAAGAAAAAGGTGTACTTGATAAACTACAGGATAAAGTAGAGAGGTTAACCGATGAGTAATGGAACAGTAAATGACTTAGGAGAACTACATGGACTACTTGCAAGGACTTTGGCTGAAACTCTCAGGTCTGGTGAAGCATCACCAGCACATCTTAATGTTGCCAGGCAGTTCCTCAGAGATAACAATATTGAGTGCCTTGGTGCTAACAATGCCGATATTAAATCGCTAGTAGAGGAATTACCGTTTGAAGAAGAATCAGCTAGACCTAATTAAAGATGATTTTCGCAATTTTCTTTACATTGCTTGGAAGCATCTTGCTCTGCCTCCTCCTACTCCTATACAATACGACATAGGTGAATATTTACAAGGCGGCCCGAAGAGACTTATTATCCAAGCCTTTAGAGGTGTTGGTAAATCGTGGATTACATCGGCTTTTGTTGTCTGGAAATTACTATGCGATCCACAATTAAAGTTCCTTGTAGTCTCCGCATCCAAACAAAGATCAGATGACTTTTCTACGTTTACTAAAAGAATCATTAATGAAATGCCTCTCCTCCAACACCTCAAGGCACGAGAGGATCAGAGAAATTCTAACGTTGCTTTTGATGTTGCTCCTTCTAGGGCTGCTCATGCTCCTTCCGTTAAGTCTATTGGCATTACTGGTCAGATAGTAGGATCAAGAGCACATTTCATTATTGCTGATGATGTTGAGGTATTATCCAACGCTTTGACTCAGATAATGAGAGATAAGCTAGGAGAAGTGGTTAAAGAGTTCGATGCTGTAGTAATGCCTAAGGTTGGACGTATAATCTACCTAGGAACTCCTCAGGTTGAAGAAAGCTTATATACAAGCTTACAACAAAGAGGATATGAATGTCGTATCTGGCCTTCTCAGATTCCCTCAAATAAACTCAAGGAATTCTATGGGTCAAGGTTAGCTCCATTCATAAACACGCTTCAGAAGAGCGTAGGAGAGCCGACAGACCCATTGAGATTTGATTCTCTGGATTTAACTGAAAGAGAGGCTTCATATGGTAAGTCAGGTTTTGCTTTACAGTTTATGTTGGATACTAGTGGCGAAGATGATCAACGCTATCCATTAAAACTTAGAGATTTACTAGTAATTCCACTGGATACAGATAAAGCTCCAGGTAGAGTCTTATATGGCAAGAAAGACCTTATGGATTTACCTGCAGTTGGACTTACAGGTGATTATTTTTATCAACCCTTTGAAGTAGCTACAGATTACTATGATTATACTGGTGCTGCTATGCACATTGATCCTTCAGGTAGGGGTGCTGACGAGACAGGGTACGTTGTTACCAAGATACTTAACGGTAAAATCTTTGTATTAGCCGTAGGTGGGCTTAAAGGAGGTTATGATAAGAGAACTCTCAATGATTTAGCTAAGATTGCGGCTGAACATAAGGTAAATGTAGTAGAAATAGAGGCAAACTTTGGTGATGGAATGTATACTGAGATATTTAAACCAGTATTATTTAAGTATCACCAGTGCCATGTAGAAGAAATAAAGCACTCCAAACAAAAAGAAGCAAGGATTATTGATGTTTTAGAGCCGATTATGAACCAACATAGGCTTGTAATTGACTTAAATGAAGCCAAGAAAGACTATGAGGAGCACAAAGAAGAGCCTCGTAGACAGTTGTTCTACCAAATGACTCGACTTACTAGAGATAAGGGGTCATTACAGTACGATGATAGAGTTGATGTACTAGCTATGGGTGTCAACTATTGGGTAGAACAAATGGCATCTGACGAGAACCTAGCATATAAGGAACGTCAGGAATATGAACTTGAAGAAAACATCAGGTCTTTTATGGAAAAAGTCGATAAATCCTATGAAGATGAGAATGTTTGGGTTAAGGTGTGAATGTGGTTATTGTTAATAGTTATTTTAAACCTAGAAGCTAATCCTCCTCAGATACATCATGGAGAAGTTATAGGTACTTATAGTAGTTTAAAAGATTGTAAAGAAGCACATCAAAGATACTTAGATGCTCACCAACCAATACCATTAGAATTAAACTTAGGGTGTGTCCCTATGAATAACCTAAAGAAGATATAATGGAAATCAATAGAAGTTCCAAAGAGTATTTACAGAGTATGGTCGTTGCTAAAATGTTTAGAGACAAGCAATATAGAACAAGAGTAGTTCCTAATAAAAAAAAGGAGTCAAAGTATGAGAGATGCAAAGAAACTAAAGGGGGACGTTGGAAATTCGGGGTTCAATACGAGCCTTGGGAAGCATAATCCAACTCCTCCACCGAAGAATACCCGTCCTCTGACTATTAAAGACAAAGGTGTTCGTCATCTAAGCAGCAGGTTTCCTTATGACAGCCATAAGGGAGAAATCAGAGATCACAGAAACTAGGAGATAGCATGGCAAAACGAAAGGGATATCCCAATCCAAAACCAAAAGCTAAGGTTATCAAAAAGCCACCTAAGAAAGAAACAGTTAAACTTAGGACTTATTAGGATACTGGGGGTTAGCAGCCCCCAATATTTTATTACAAAAATCTGAATGGGTATATTCAGCGTTAAAAAAACGAAACTACCCCCTTCATTATTAAAATAACACCTAAAATCTACCTAAAGTTTACTCAGCAAAACTACGCTCTATTTAATAACGCTAGGTTAACGCTAGGTTAACGGTATGTTATCCACTGGTTATCGGGCTGTGTGTCTACTGTACTATTTGTTTTTTTATTTTATATATAGAAGCTTCATATACAAGCTAACATCCAATGGATGAGCACTGATAAGGTTATCACAGTAATTGTAATTTTTAAATCGTGTAAGTCATTGTAAACAAAGGGCTTAGCCGGGTGGATTTCTTTTTTTTACCAAAGTATAATTGATAGGTTAATATTGATTTATTTTTTTAGTGCTCTAAGTTGTTGTAAACAAAGGGGCTGCACGATTGGTTTAAAATAGTTATTGACCTTTATTTTTTCTCTTCTTATACTGTGCAAAGTTTAACCATTAATAACTAACTTGGAGAGAATAAATGTTGAAAAATCACCTAGTAATAAAGCAGGAAGAGAACGGAGAAGTAATAAAAAAGATAATTAGAAAAACAGAT